TTCAGGGTGTTTGAAACCGTCTTGCTCAGTTGACTCTACATATTAGATTACGCACTGAATGTCCAAGCGCCAGCTGGACCCAGGCCGTCAAGGATTATCTTGGCGGGATTTTACGCGTAGAGTAGAGTTCGGATTCCCCGTCCGAGGAAGCCTCGGTATCGTGGTTGAACGAAATCGACGTATCGCACTGCAGGGAGACCTATACCGCCTAAATCACGGCTGAGTGTAGGATCTAATCCCCTACTTGCCTTCAACATTTAATTGTTGATGTGTGGATATAATGTGTCTAAGACCGATCGAACTCTCCGATGAGATTCTTTCCCACGGATTTATGACGTACTAGCTGGACCTATAGAGGCCCAAAAAGGTAAGGCTTAGCCTTTACTGCCATTGTCACGATCATCTTAAGGACGCACCAAACCACGCAGAGGTATAACCTCAGGGAAGTTGCAACCTGTGAAAAGCTTTACGCCTGGTGAGCTAATCCAGTTTGACTTTAGTTCTGCCTGTCGACGCATTCTCTTAGTGACTGTGATCGGATCTCCTTTCGGGAATCCTCTCTTGCTAAGTTCGTCTTCAGAAGATCTATTGTCTTACTGTGAGGTCTTTGAAACACCGGATGCTTGCAGAATTTCTGAGCAAGTTGGTTTTGTTTCATCAACCCTCCTTTACTAAGTCTTAGAGGAACCATTGTCATGCATAATTTCTGAGCACGACGGCTTCTACTCTTCAACCTCTGTAAAGACTATCTCACGTTTACCCATGTAGGTAAACAGGCGTACCTTCTTACTCTTAAGTAAGAAGGGCTTCTCAGTGAAAATACCTCTTCCTATCTTGCTGACATAATGTTTGCCTTTAGACCGCTTTCCCCCGCACAAATCGAGGGTTAAGTGGTATCTATCGACAGCATACTCAGGCCAGAAGGATACGAGGTCATCACCACAGATAGCGACACCTTATCTAATCTAATTACGCATCTAATAGTTCGGTGCTGACAAGCTAGCCTCCTCGATCCAGAAGAGATGGGCTAGATTCAACAAGAACCATGTGGTCGGAAGACCCATAAGGATGCCCCGTTTAGACCATTCATGATCTTCTTCGGGTATTTTAGATGAAGGGCCGCTTTGCCAAGTGATCAATTGTGAACCTGTGAGTACGCGGAACAATTCTGCAAAGAATCTACCGTCTCCAGCATTCTCGTGTTCTTGTAGTTACCCGTCATCTCCAATGGTGTCGGGGAGGTTCTCCATCTGGGAACCTTCGATAAATCCTTCCACTAGGGAGGACACAAGATCGAGAGGCAGCAAATCGCTAGCCGCTGTAAGGTCACTTGAGAGAACGTGAGTTTGCCGGCCATGTAGCCCGTTAACTTACTCTTTCCACTAGTATCTCTATTTGCTACGTGTAATACCCCTCAACTTTGACTTCT